CTGTTAACGCTAATGCCAATCCTGGTGATAAGGCAATCCCTAAACTCACAACTGGTGGCACACCTGCTACTTGGGAAGATTTGGGCGGCCCAACTCCAGAAAACTATAAGCCTGATGATGATTCTGCTAAGGTAAAGACACCTGGCGGAACTATCAAGCAAGTATCTGATGTGGTTACTAACCGCAAAGGAAAGGCAAGTGGTTCATCACCAAAAGATCTTAAAGCTGGCGACGAGGTTGAAGTGAAAGACGAACAAGAAGTAGTATCTGAAGATCCTGCAACTGAGACTCCAGTTGTTGAAGAAGAAGTTGTAGAGACTTATGACATGGAAGATGATGTCAATGCTCTATTAGGTGGCGAAGAACTCTCCGAAGAATTCAAAGAGAAAGCAAAGACTATCTTTGAAGCCGCCATCAACTCAAAGGTTTCTGAAATCAAGGCAAAACTTGATGAAGAAAAGTCTACTGCAATCGAAGAAGCAGTAGCAGCACACAAGACCGAGCTTACTGAGCGCACCGATTCTTATCTTGAGTACGTTGCTCAAGAGTGGCTAAACGAGAATCAACTCTCTGTAGAGCACGGACTTAAAACAGAAATGACTGAATCCTTCTTAACTGGGATGAAGTCGCTATTTGAAGATCATTATGTTTCAATCCCTGACGAGAAATATGATGTTGTCTCTACTATGGTAGAGAAATTAGATGAAATGGAGACTAAACTCAACGAGCAGATCGAAGCAAACGTTGCACTGAACAAGAGACTTTCTGAGTCTGCTTCAGATGTAATTCTTGCCGATGTTTCTGAAGGGCTTGCTGCCACACAGAAAGAGAAGCTCGCTACACTTGCTGAAGGTGTAGAGTTTGAAAGTGAAGAATCATACAAAGAGAAGCTAGCAACCCTGAGAGAATCTTATTTCTCTGATAAAAAGGCAGCTCCTCAAACTTCTGGCGCCGATACTCTAATGGAATCCACTGATGGTGAAGTTGCATCTGCTGATGTACCTGCATCTATGGAATCCTATATGAGCTTGCTCGGTAAGATGAAGTAACTGAATTTAATATTATCAAACTAAACACTTTAGGTAACTACTAATGTTCCAATCAGAACATCTGGTAGAAAAGTGGAAGCCCCTTCTAGACCATGATGGAGGTATCGAAGATGCCCATCGTAGAAGCGTAACCGCAGTTCTGCTAGAAAACCAAGAGAAATTCCTCAAAGAGGAACAGGCGTTCAACTCAGGTCAGAACCTGATGGAGAACCCTACCAACGTCAGTAACGCCGCAGGCGCACAGGGTGGATTTGGTACCGCTGGAACCAATGCATTAGGAAATGCTGGTTTCGACCCTGTATTGATAAGCCTCATTCGTCGTTCTATGCCAAACCTAGTCGCTTACGACTTGGCTGGTGTACAACCAATGAGTGGTCCTACTGGACTTATCTTCGCAATGCGCTCACGCTACACAAGCATGAGTGGAACCGAGACATTCTACGATGAAGTAGATACAACGTTCTCTGGACTTGCATCCGACGCAGCTAAGAATACTATTACTCGCGATCACGCTGAAGTGACTGCTGGTATTGGTACTACTATCCAGTCTGGTAGCAACCCTTCAGTTCTTAACCCAACAGCAACCGCTACTAACAGTGACTACACTGTTGGACAGGGTATGCCTACAGGTGACGGCGAGCAATTAGGCGACGGAACTGGCTGGGGCTTCAACGAGATGGCATTCTCAATCGAGAAAGTCACCGTTACTGCGAAGTCACGTGCATTAAAGGCTGAGTACTCACTAGAACTTGCTCAGGACTTGAAAGCAATCCACGGATTGAATGCTGAGGCAGAACTTGCCAACATTCTTTCTACTGAGATTCTTGCTGAGATTAACCGCGAGGTTATTCGTACCATCTATAAGACTGCCGAGCAAGGCGCTGTACAAAACACAGCAACTGCCGGACTGTTTGACTTAGACGTCGACTCCAACGGCAGATGGTCAGTTGAGAAGTTCAAGGGACTTCTGTTCCAGATTGAGCGCGATGCAAACGCTGTTGCACAGAGAACTCGTCGTGGAAAGGGTAACATTATCCTGACTTCTGCAGACGTTGCTTCTGCACTAACCATGGCTGGTGTACTAGACTACACTCCTGCACTCAACGCTAACCTTAACGTTGATGACACTGGTAATACCTTCGCTGGTACTATCAATGGTAAGTACAAGGTATACATCGACCCATATTCTGCTAACCTAACTGCTGCTAACGCTGCAAATGGTAACCAGTACTATGTTGTCGGTTACAAAGGTTCCTCACCTTACGATGCCGGATTGTTCTATTGCCCATACGTTCCGCTACAAATGGTACGTGCAGTTGGAGAGAACACTTTCCAGCCCAAGATTGGCTTTAAGACTCGTTACGGTATGGTTGCTAACCCATTTGCTGAGGGTAAGACCCGCGGTAGTGGACAACTCAAGGTTAACACCAACCGTTACTACAGAAGAGTCGGTGTTAAGAACCTCATGTAATTTAATATTACATTTTGTTTCA